CGCTTCAGGTTTTAATGCAAACTTAGCAGAAATTTTAGACGAAGGTTATTTAGGTTCTCTCTCTAATGAGTTAATGGAGAAAGTAGAAAATGATCGTGACTCAAGAGAAGATTGGGAACAGTCTTACACCAAAGGTTTAGACTTATTAGGTTTTAAATATGAAGAACGCACAAGACCTTTTAGAGGTGCTGCAAGTGTTCATCATCCTGTTTTAGCTCAAGCGGTTACACAGTTTCAAGCCATGGCTTATGTTGAACTTTTACCGAGTGATGGTCCTGTTCGAACACAAGTTGTTGGTGCTGTGAATGAACAATTACAACAGGCAGCCGAACGTGTGAAAGAATATATGAACTATGAGATTACTCATGTCATGGAAGACTACAATCCAGAGATGGACCAATTGTTGTTTCAATTACCTCTTTCCGGTAGTGCTTTTAAAAAAGTTTACTTTGATGAAAATTTACAAAGAGCAACTTCTAAATTTATTCCTGCCGAAGATGTTGTTGTACCGTATGGTGCGTCTGATTTAGATAGTTGTGATCGCATTACACAAATTGTGAAGATGTCAATGAATGACCTTCGCAAAAAACAAGTTTCAGGATTCTATCGAGATATTCCTTTAAAACCTTACGATGGTGATGGTCAAGATGATATTCAAGAAAAAATAGATCGTATTGACGGAACGAATCCAACTAATTATCGAATGGACGACATGGCTGAGCTATTCGAAATGCATGTGGATTTAGACCTAGAAGGTTTTGAAGATATTAATCCTAGAAATGGTGAGCCTAGTGGAATTAAATTACCTTACGTTGTGACAATCGACAAAGGGTCAAATAAAGTTTTATCAATTTATCGAAACTATAATGAAGGTGATCCTTTAAAAAGAAAAAATGATTATTTTGTTCATTACAAGTTTTTACCGGGTCTAGGTTTTTATGGCTTTGGTTTAATTCATATGATTGGTGGTTTAACAAGAACCGCTACTTCTGCTTTACGTCAACTTTTAGATGCGGGTACTTTATCTAATTTACCGGCTGGTTTTAAATCACGAGGATTTAGAATTCGTGATGAAGCTCAACCATTACAACCTGGCGAGTTTAGAGATGTCGATGCACCGAATGGAGTTATCCGTGAAGCATTAATGCCTCTACCTTACAAAGGACCTGATGCTGTTCTCATGCAACTTTTAGGTTTTTGTGTAGATGCTGCAAAACAATTTGCAACTGTGGCTGATATGCAATTATCGGAAATAGGTAGTTCACAAACTCCTGTTGGTACAACCATGGCTTTAATGGAGCGTGGCACCAAAGTGATGTCTGCTGTTCACAAAAGATTACACTACGCACAGAAAAAAGAATTTGAATTACTAGCTAAGATTTTCAAGATGGCATTGCCACCTGTTTATCCTTTCAATGTTCAAGGTGGACCAAGACAAATCAAAGCAATGGACTTTGATGATAACATTGACATTCTACCTGTATCCGATCCAAACATTTTCTCTATGTCACAAAGAGTGACACTAGCACAAAATCAATTACAACTTGCTCAAAGCAATCCTCAAATGCACAATTTAAGAGAAGCTTATCGAAGAATGTATATTGCTTTAGGTGTTAAAGACATTGAACAGATATTACCTCTTCCACAACCACCTCAACCACAAGATCCAGCGATGGAACATAGTGTTGTTTTACGAGGAGCACCTTTACAAGCATTCCCACAACAGAATCATGAACTGCATATTAAAGCACATAGAACTTTTATGACCTCTGCTTTAGTCAAAGCTAACCCTATGGCAGTGATGAATCTAGTTTCTCACATCAATCAGCACGTATCTTTACTTGCTACACAAACTGTTGATCAAGCAATGGTAGAAGAAGCAGAAAAATTACGTCAACAATATGGTGATCAGGTACCACCACAAGCCTTACAAGCATTACAAATGCAAAGAGCCACAGCTATTGATAATGAAATTGTTAAAATTACCGAACAAATGGTGATTGAAGAGCAAGAATCAATGCAAGATCAAAATATGGACCCTCTTGTAATGCTCAAACAACAAGAATTAGCACTAAGACAAGCTGAACAAGAGACTTCGGCACAGTTTAAAAGTCTAAATCAAGATTTAAAAGAAGCTCAATTTGGTTATAAACAGACTTTTGATTCACAAAAACTACAAAAAGATTATGATTTAGCTGAATTAAGAGCCAATGTGGCTCGGGAGAGAAATAATGCCTCTAACCAAGAAGGGTAAAAAGATAAAAAAGTCTATGTCTAAGACTTATGGAGCCAAAAAAGGCGAAAAAGTGTTTTACGCAAGCATTAATAAAGGAAAAATTAAAGGAGCAGAGAAAAAATAATGTTATCTAAGCTTCTAGGTGGATCTTTAGTTGATACTGTAGGAAAAGTAATTGATTCTGTGCATACTTCTGAGGAAGAAAAGGGTCAAATTAGAATAAAACTTCAAGAATTAGAAAATGAAATTAATTCTAAGCAAATGGATATTAATTTAGCCGATGCTCAGTCTACTGCTACAGGTATTGGTGGTATTATGCAACGATCTTGGAGACCTTTAATTGGTATGAGTTGTGCTTTAGCCATATTTTGGGAATATGTAGCCAAACAGTTTATTATGTTTATTCTTGCTGCTTTCAGTATAGAACATGATCCTTTACCTGCATTAGATATGGGTGTCTTAATGCCTTTAGTCATGGCTCTTTTAGGTATGGCGGGCATAAGATCGTTTGAAAAAGTTAAGAAAATTACAAAATAATGTGTCAAGGATGCGATTGTGCTGATGACTGTCCTAACAAAAGTAAAATGTTAGATCATTGTCGTAAATGCGATTGTATTTGTCATGCAAATCAAACCTGTATGTGTGAGTGTGCGATTTGTGAATGTGTGGAGTGTTTAAATGCAAAAGAAACCAAAGAGACTAACGAAAACAATCCCTCCTAAAAAAGGACCTGTTTCACAAGGCTTGAAAAATACTTATAAAAAGATACAAATAATTAAGATAACCAAATAAGGACTTAATTATGAAACACACCTATTTTAAAATACCAGGGTGGTGTAATTACACTGAAACTTACGACATGATCGTTGATGAAATTGCCGATGATGGCAAGATTGTAGAGATTGGATCTTTCCTGGGTAGATCAACTCACTATTTAGCAACAGCATTAGTAAACGCAAACAAAGAAAATGTGAAAGTTTATTGTGTTGATACATTTGAAGGTTCAACAGAACATTCATCACTAAATTTACCAAAAGATTTTTCACACATCTTTAAAGAAAATTTACAATACTTCATTGGTCGCAATATGGTGATTCCTTGTCAAGGAAGATCCGACTCAAAAGAAATTTTAGACCAATTCAAAGATGAGAGTATTGATTATATTATGGTGGATGGTGCACATGAATATGAACCTGTCATGGATGATATTGAAAACTGGTGGCCAAAATTAAAACCAACAGGAACAATGTTTGGTGATGATTATTTATTAGAATCAGTTAAACAAGCAGTGCCACATGCACTTCATAAGTTTGGTATTGAAGCTTATGGTGCTAATCAAAGTATAGAACAAACATGGTATGTTACTAAAGATGGTGATAACAGCCGTTGGCAAAAAATGGTGCCTGGACAAAATACTCTCAAATGAGCACCTTTGTAATTTATAACTATCAAAAAGAACTTAAAAGCCTAAAAGAAAATCTCTTAGAAAACCTCATTGTGGGGGTTGAAAAGATTGAAGATTACAAGTATATTTTAGGTAAGATACACATGCTTGAAGCATGCCAACAGGAACTTTCTCGCCTGCTGGAACAAGAGGAGAAAATAGATGACTAAAACTTTATATGTGCCTGATCACATAGCGAATAAAATGAAAAATCCTTCCATAGATGTAAAGAAGGATAGAAAAGAATTAGAAAAATTACCTTCACCGGTCGGTTGGAGAATTTTAGTATTACCTTTTAAAGCAGAGAAGAAAACCAAAGGTGGTGTTTTACTTACCGACAAAACAGTTGAAGATTCTCAATTGACAGCATCAGTTGCTTTAGTTTTAGCAGTAGGACCTGATGCCTATCAAGATAAAGAAAAGTTTCCTAATGGTCCTTGGTGTAAACAAGGCGATTGGGTTGTGTTTGGCAGATACGCAGGATCAAGAATAAAGATAGAAGATGGGGAAGTAAGGTTGCTCAATGATGACGAAATACTCGGCACTGTTGATAGCCCAGAGGACATACTAACAATTATGTAACATGGGAGGTTAACCATGCAAACAGAAATAACTTCTGCACAAAAAGACAAGATGGTCGATCTTGATGTCTCTGGTGATGGACAAGTTGTTGAGATTGAAGATAAATCTCACGGCACCGTAAAACCAGAGTCTTATGAAGACGTCAAAACGGAAGAAAAAGATCCATTAAATCCTGCTGTTGAAGAACAGTCAAATGAAATGGATGAATACTCTGATAAAGTCAAAAAAAGAATTGATAAAATGACTTGGAAACTCAGAGAAGCTGAAAGAGAGCGTGAAGCTGCTCTTATCTTCGCACAAAACGTTCAAAAAGAACTTTCCGAAACTAGAAAGAAAACTTATGACATTGACAAAGGTTATATGTCAGAAAGTGAAGTTCGAAACAAAATGGCTGCGGATCTTGCTCGTCAAAATCTGATTGCTGCTCGTGAAGCGGGTGATTATCAGAGAGAAGAAGAAGCACGTCAAGCTTTGACTAAATTAGATTTAGAAGCGGAAAGAATTAGAGTAACTAAAACTAAAAAAGAACGTGAGTATGAAGAGTTCCAAAAACAGTTAGAGCAAGAGCAACAAGTTTATGCTCAACAACCTCAACCTAGACCACAACCTTCTTCCAAGGCATTAGCCTGGGCAGAAAAGAATCCTTGGTTTAGACAAGATGAGGAAATGACTGATTATGCTCAAAGAATACATCGTGGATTAGTGGCAGAAGGATTTGACACTGAGTCCGATGACTATTATGATGAATTGACTAATAGAGTTAAAAACAAGTTTCCAGAATCCTTTTCGAGGGGTTCGGATCAGGCCACCGGAGGTAACAAAATCGTCCAAAATGTTGCTTCTGCTTCAAGGTCTGCAACCAGTGGACGCAAATCTGTTAGGTTGACTCCTAGTCAAGTAAAAATAGCAAATAAGCTTGGAGTCCCTTTGAGCGAATATGCTAAGTACGTTTAAGGAGGTACAAAATGACAGATAATA